TTCCGGTTCATTTCGGCCACAACCGCATTGGCAATCTCAATTACCGCTGCCATGATATTTTCCTATGTTTCGGGGTTGACATTAATCTCACCAGACGATATGCTATACATGTATAGCATAGGAGTGATAATAATTATGATTGCCGTACGCTTGGACAAAGAAATCGAAAACCGCCTTGATCTTCTGGCGCAAAGAACCGGGAGAACGAAGACGTTTTATGTTCGCGAAGCAATTCTCGAGCATCTTGAAGATCTCGAAGATGCTTATGTCGCGGAACAGCGGTTGAACAAGCCGGGCAAGACCTATACGCTCGATGAAGTGGAGAAGCTCCTTGGAACCAATCTGGACAATTAGTTTCGACGAACGCGCCCTCAAAGAATTGAAGCGTCTCGATGTAACCGTCCAGCGGGAAATTCTCCGATACTTCAAAGAACGCATCGCGGTCTGTGAAAATCCACGTTTGTTCGGCAAAGGGCTTTCCTCCAATCTTAGCGGGTTATGGCGCTACCGGCTGGGCAAATACCGAGTAATCTGCCAAATTAAAGACAACGAACTGATCATTCTGGTCGTCAGCGTTGGCCACCGAAAAAACATTTACCTTTAGTTTTTTTTCACCGCAGCAGCGCCGTGACGATCGAACCCACCGCCGCCAATAGCGCCAGCAGCGCCGCCCCCGCAGCCGACAGCATGGTTTTTCTCATATCTTCGGCGGCATGGCACGGCGGATGATGGTGAATATTGAGGTCGGAAAAGTGGACGTTCAACATTCCTTTCATCTCTGCTAATTCGCGCCTCGCCTCATTAACGGCGTTCCAAACATCCCGCAAATCGGGATTATCGCTTCCATTCGGCATAGTGTTCCTCCATTGTTATTTGATCGGGTCTTCGTTCGGCAGCAATTCCCGGAGAATCTGAAAAAACTCCGCACGGGAAGTCGGACGGGCTCCTTTACAGGCACAGCTCCGATGCTCTTCAACGAACGGTTCGGAAGTTGCCACACCAAGCAGTTCCAGCAGGCGCAGCACCTGCGTTTTCAATACGGAAATGGTGTTCTCCTTCCGGGCGGCTTCGGCGGTGATCGCTTCGATAATCTTCCGCATGTTGTCAGAGCACGGCTGATCCTTGTGAAAATGTCGATAAAGCGCCTGGTAGCATTCCCGCTGATATCTGAGAATGACGTCCCTGCGGTACCCGGTGTAACGGCTCGCGGGAATCTTGAACAGCCAACCGTTCAGGTAATCCAGGGGGAGACAGACCGTTTCTTGAACACCGCTTGAGGTAGGTATGGATGTAACGTCCATACCTTCATTCAGTACCGGATCGTTCTTGATCATTCGAAGCTGGCCGCTCCAATCCAGACCCAACGCTTCCACTATGGGCTTCATGGCAACCATGAGTTTGCCGTCTTTCTCAATCACCGGAATTTTGCTGCCGTAAAAAGAAACTTTGCTAATTGCGTTCATTATTCTGTTTTTCCTGTAAGTTTGGTGTGTATTCGATAGCACTGTCGGTAACTGTCGGAGTATCTCCACTCCGGTTCGCCATTGGGGGCCATGACCTCGTAGCGGAAGCCGTTTTCTTCGATTTCATCCCCGGATTCCGGCAAGACGGTCTGCCCATTCAGAATCAAATCGACGGCGCTCACGAGATAATCGCGGCTCTCGATGTACTGAAAGCGGTCATAATCATCGCTGACTTTGAACACCGTCTTGCCGACCGTGGCCGGAAGTTCAACGGCATTCTCTCCACGCCGATAAATTACCGGAATGGTGAGATGTTTTTGCCGTTGCGCCTCCAGCCAGGCCATAGCGTCTTTAATCAGGTCGGTCATCAGCTCGCGGCGATCACGCCGTATGCCCGAAGCGCAGCGAGAATCGCGTTGATTTTTGCCGTGTTCCCGGCGATGGCATTGGCGGCAGTCGCCACATCGGTTACGGCGGCGATGGTTGCGGCGGCAGTCCCACCGGAGTTGTCCGTGAGACTTGCGATAGCATCGTCAGCATCCGGCAGCGAAATACCGCCCAAGCGAACCATGACTTTCGTTCCGGTAGCCTCGGTAGCGGCAATCGCGTCGCCGAGATACACATTTCCGGTCGCCACCGGAGTGGCTTTCTGATTGGTGGCATCCCAGTAGATTTTCTGTCCCTTGGTTACGGCAGTGCCATCCCCGGTGGCTTTGACTATTTCATAAACTCCGACAAGTGCCAAAGAACCGAGCGTTCCAGCCTTGATATCGAGTTTGGTAATGCCGATAATATTGCCGATCACCACCACGCTTCCGGCCGCGACATCGGCAGCCGGCGTGTAATCAATCATTTCCCCGCTGAACACATATCGTGCGATCATATAAACCTCTGTTTTTCAGTTGAATCAATGTTCTTTTTTTCTCTTCCCAACCGGCGAGTCCTTTGCTGAATTCGAGCGGATATTTCCGCCGAATTCAGCAAAGTTACCCCGCTCCGGCACGGTGCCGGACGCAGTCCAGCGGCGGACACGCTGGTCGCGGCAACGCCGCGAAATCCCTCTCCCTTACACCCCGGCACTACGGACCATGCCGCGATGGTCTTGCTCGCGGACGCCGAGGTCGAAGTAGACGCGGAACCAGAGGGCCAGCGTGTTGAAATCGCTGTCGCCGCGTTCCACGGTCGGAGTACGGCGTCCTTTAAGAAAGCCAATCTCAAAAGTATCGATCTGAGAAGGACTTCCAAACAGAAACCAACCGGTTTCGCTGTGGCCGGGATACTTCACATTCGAGAGGTACGGCGAACTGACTACCTCCAGATTTTCGTCGGCCAGCACGTTCAGCGCCGGACGGATGGATGGGGTATCGCCGCCGCCGGACATAATCAGAGTCGCTCCCTTGGTCAATTCGATGGCGGTGTGCTTCAACGCGGTCGGCACCAGCAGGAACTTCGGCTCGATGCTGATCGGCTCGCCATCGGAATCCACCTGATCAAGGAACAACTTGATTGCGAGGCGCAGGCCTTCGGCGGTCAGCGCACTGTCGGTTCCGGTCAGCAGGTTTTTGTGCACCGCATGGAAGAGAGCACTGCCGTCCGATTGCGACGGGTTGGCCAGCAGACGCCGGAAGAACAGCTGATCAATCAGACGGGCTGCTCGGTTGCCCATCGCGGTCGGAACCTTCATGAACGCCCCGAGATCGTCGTCGATCACCATTTTCCGGGTCAGACAAAATTTCTTGCCGTAAGTGTCGAGCTGGTTCGTGGCCTTTTCTTCCGACACGCCGCCTTCCTTGATCTCGCCGTCCGGGGCGATAGTTTCCAGATCGCCGACATCGGTCAGACGAAACCGCTGGTTCTCCTTGAAGTCCGAGAGGTCGCCTTCGCTGCAAAGTTTCGTGGCGATAATCGGTTGCGCCTGGAACGAGTCCAGCAGCTTTTTGTTGGCAACGTTGCTGAGAATTCCCGGCAGCGACACGGTCGAAAACGCCGCGTGAATGGTCTCGTTGCCGAACGAACGCGGCGGTTCGACGCCATCCATCTTCAGGCATTCGACCAGCAACTGCTTAACCGGCATATCCATGTCGGCAGTTCCGGCCTCGACGATTTCCTCGCCGTAGGAAGAGATCAGATCGTCGGCATGGACGCCGACGCGGAGGCACATCGCGGCTTCGATTTTCTTCCGCATATTGTCGCCCACCGGTTGGCGTTTGACCACGATATTCACGTTTGCGGTCGGTCTGGAATCACGCAAGGCCTTCAGGACTTTCTGCGAGGTTTCCTCGGGCGTCCAGCCGCCGCTGACAGCCTGTTTTTCGAGATCGGCAAATTCGCCGTTGCAGATCGCCTGAATCTGAGAAACCCGTTCGCGTTCGGCACGAATCGCCTGAACGGCGACATCAGCATCCGCGACGATATCCGTTCCTTTTTTCGCCTGAACTTTCGGGTCGGTCTTCTGTTCATTTTCCACAGTATGATTCTCCTTTTCGGGGTTCGTTTTTTCAGCTTGGATATTGTTTTCGGCTTGGATCGCAGGTTTTTCCGGTACTTTTTCTTCCGGCTCCTTGCCGAGATCAAAACTGGCTGCAACCTTCAGTTTGGTTCCCGCGTCAGCACCGACCGCGACGACCGAAACCTCCCGCAAAACCGATTTGCTGATAAGGTAGAACGGTCCGGCCTGCTCCTGGCCGTTAACCGTACGTTTGTTCTTAACCAGCTCGGATTCGACGACTTCTGCGCCGATACTGAGTTGCCAGTCGGCGCCGGCCTTGGCCTGTTCGACAATGCCATCTGCCTGATCGCCTTTGGCAACAATGTCGCCTTCAATTTCCAGCGTATTGTTCACCACTTTGGCAACCACCAGACCGACGCGTGAACTGACTTTGTTTTCGTGGTTCGTCAGCAGCGGCACGGTTTCCGGCAGTTCGAGTCCACCCAGATCGACCACCACCGGAAACTTCCAGCCCGGCAGATTCATTTTGCCGCCGCCATAAGCCAAACCGACTACCTTCGGATTGCCACCGTCCGCAGCGGCTTCGATCAACAGAAATTCTTCCATACGTCATTCCTTGTTTTGAGTTTAAAAGTTCACCTTGCCTTGCAGCGTTTTGCCGAGCCCAGCCCAGGCACGCCTAGCTTAGCCAAGCCAGTTATTTTTCATCCCATAGCGTCACCACAAACTTTCCAAACGGTCCTTTACAGTCCGGACGAAAATCACCCAGCCCGATTCGTTTTCCTGCAGCATCAATGATTTCCCGAAGCAAGGCTTTGCTCAAAATCTCTTCATCTAGGTAAACTGTGAATTCCAATTCCCAATCGTTGAATTTGGGACGATATGCAAGAATCCGTCCACCGGTAGCAGGAATCCGGACTGCTCGAGTATCAGTTTCCCATCCCTGTTGGCTGCGAATAGGAATCTCAACCCCATCAATCTCCAGACAGGCCGGAATCAGACTGCTTTTGATCGTCGTAACTTTGCTTTTTCCAGCCTTAAAGAATTTTCCTGCATCAATAATGGCCCGGAACAAATTCGGTTGCGGAATCATGGGGTTTCCATCACTCCCGATGTACAGTCTTTTTTCCGCCTGTTCTTTGGGGCTGCCTTTATCCCCTACGGTTGAAGCGCTGGTACTGTTGCTGGCCTTGATTTGCGCCTCATCGGTAAACCGATTGCAGATCAATGGCGTCGTGCCGGTGATTTTAATTCTAATCTCTTTCATCATTCACTCCAATTTTATGAAGTATCCATGCCTTGCCATGCCTTGCCATGCGCCGCCACGCCAAGCATTGCCGCGCCCGGCAGGGCCAAACCTCTCCGCGCCAGGACTTATTCCTGTAAATTTTTATTCATCTTCTTCCATGTTATCCACCTCATTGTTTTTTCCATTAGCCTCCGGAATCACCTCAGAATCATTCAATCCAAGTTCCTGCATGAGCTTCTTTTCACGCGCCAGTTGCCGTAATTCTGTTTCCCAATCTCGCCCCATAAG